GGCGCTGTCTGACCGGATGGGCTCGGCGCTGTTTATTGGCACCCCGGCCGGCCGTAACTGGTTCTATGACCTGTTCATGGGCGCCAAGGAGGGTGGGTTGCACGACCACAGGGCATGGCACTTCACCAGCTACGACAACCCGACGATCCCGAAGAGCGAGATTGATCACGCAAAGGGGACCTTGCCGGCCCACGCATTTCATCAGGAATATATGGCGAGCTTTGACGCCACGGAAAGCCAGTTTTTTAAGAGAGAGCAATTTGAGATTGTCGAGGACATACCCCGCAACCCGAATGGTGGCATCTGTATTGCTGGTGACCACTATATCGCTTGCGACCTCGCAGGTTTTAAGGGCAATGGCCCCCGACGGGATAAGAGCAGGGACAGTTCCGCCATCGCGGTGGTGTTCGTTACAGATGACGGGCACTGGTATGTACGGGACATCATTACCGGCCAGTGGGGTCTAAACGAGACCGCGCAGAACATATTCAAGGCCGTGGACAAGTACAAGCCCGTCAGCGTGGGGATAGAGAAGGGAATCAGCAAGCAGGCCGTCATGACGCCCCTAGAGGACATTATGCGGCGTACCCATAGGGTATTTAGGGTCGAGGAGCTGACCCACGGTAACCAGAACAAGGAGGCGAGAATCATGTTCGCCTTACAGGGCAAGGCGGAGCATGGGCTCCTACACCTGTGCGAGGGCAGCTATATCGAGCTTCTGATGGATGAGGCGCTGCAATTCCCCTCCAGATTGGTTCATGACGACGCAATCGACGCCCTTAGCTACATAGACCAGTTAGCCAAGACCAGCTACGCCGGGGATATCGAGGTAGACACATGGACCCCGCAGGACGCCGTTGTTGGCTGGTGATTTAACGGGGGGAAAGCCGTGCAGGGTTAGTACCTCCTCCTACTGCACTAGGAGAAAGCAATGAAAACATGCTCGAAATGCAAGAAAGAACTGCCTTTAGACAGCTTTTACAAGAGGAAGGGGACTAAGGACGGCCTGCAGTATGAATGCAAGAAGTGCAGGGCTTCCGTTAACGCTACATACGACAGAGCGGCCTACCACAGGAAGCGAGCCTACGGGATCACGCTGACTGAATATGAGGGCATGGCCTTCTCGCAGGACTGGAAGTGTGCCATCTGCGGCTCAAAGACAGAAAAGGACCTGCTGGTGGACCACAATCACGACACGGGGCAGGTAAGAGGGCTTCTGTGCCATACATGCAACACCGGCATAGGCTATTTGAAGGACAGCACGGCTGTTTTGCGTGGCGCAATAGAATATTTAGAGGAAAACGGCTCCTATGGACACTGAAGCAACCATTATAAGGGACGACAAGGATGACCTCGATTACCTTTCGACTGAAAAAGGGCTGGGAGAGTGGATCGCGACGACTTGCAGAGAGTGGCGCCAGCATTATGACGCTAATTTCGCCGACGATCATCAAAGATATTACCGCGCGTGGCGCGGCATTTACGATTCCACGGATAAAACCAGAGAGTCTGAGCGAAGTAGAATCATATCGCCTGCTTTGCAACAGGCTGTCGAAAGCAATGTCGCGGAAATCGAGACGGCTACGTTTAATGGAAGCAAGATTTTCGACATCGAGGACGACGTTGCGGATACGGACCCGCAGGATGTGGCGTTCTTGCGTCAAAAGCTACACGAGGACCTCGAAAGAGCTAATGTCCGCCCTGCGATAGGTGAAGCAGTCACCAATGCGGCTGTTTTTGGCACCGGGATCGCCGAAATCGTCATTGATACGGCCAAGGAGTACGTTCCGGGCACACAGCCCATTGATAACCAGTTTTCTGAGGTCGGGGTGACGGTAAAGGACACCCCAATCGTCCGCGTGGTGCCCATACAGCCCAAAAACTTCCTAATTGACCCCTCCAGCAGCAATATTTCGGACGCTATGGGCGTCGCCATCGAGGAGCTGGTGCCCCTGCACAAGATCGAGATGATGCAGGAATCGGGCGTCTATAAGGACGTCGAGGTGGGCACCGACGCCTCCGACCTCAATATAGAGAAGGACGAGGACCTGACCGACCAGCCAAAGGACCGCGTTAAGGTCATCCGCTACTACGGCCTGGTACCGCGTGACATGCTCATCGAAGAGGGCGTTGATGAGATGGCATTCAAGTCGGATTCTGCGTGGCAGGAGGCGGTGGTTGTCATCGCCAACGACGGCGTCGTCCTCAAGGCCACTATTAACCCTTATATGTGTCAGGACCGTCCGGTCGTGGCATTCCCGTGGGACATCGTCCCCGGACGTTTTTGGGGGAGGGGCGTTTGCGAGAAGGGATATTCTAGTCAGCAAGCCTTGAACGCGGAGCTGCGTGCCCGGATCGACGCCCTTGCCCTAACCACCCACCCGATGATGGCGGTTGACTCCACCAGCATCCCGAGGGGCTCAAAGCTGGACGTCAGGCCCGGCAGGATGATCCTGACCAACGGCCCGCCCGCGCAGTCTATCCAGCCGTTTAAGTTTGGGCAGGTTGACCAGATCACCTTCAGCCAGGCCCAGAGCCTGCAGATGATGCTACAGCAGGCCACGGGCGCCGTTGACGGTGCCAGCATGGCGCAGCAGCAGGGCCAGAACGCCACCAGCGGTGGTGTCAGCATGAGCCTTGGCGCGGTGATGAAGCGACAGCGCCGCACGCTTGTCAACTTCCAAGACAGCTTCCTGCGGCCACTGATCAAGAAGGCCGCGCACCGCTACATGCAGTTCAGCCCAGACATCTACCCCGTGAACGACTACAAGTTCACGATTGTGTCCAGCTTGGGCATTGTTGCGCGCGAGTACGAGGTGGGCCAGCTCAGCCAGATCCTTCAGGTTGTGCCGCCCAACACGCCACAGCACGGCGCCGTGATCAAGGCGATCATCGAGCACCTCAACGTCAGCAACCGTGAGGAGCTGATAGCCATTATCGACCAGTCCATGCAGCCCAACCCGCAGGCCCAGCAGGCCCAGCAGGCGCAGGCACAGGCCCAGCAGGCGCTACAGCAGGCACAGACGGCTGTGCTCCAGGCGCAGGCGGCAGAGAGCCAGTCTAGGGCCAAGAAGTACAACACCGAGGCAGAGATCGCGCCGAAGGAGACCGTGCTCAAGTACATGGACACCAACAAGGACGGCCTTATCGACGCCGACGTCAAGAGAAAGATGGAGCTGGCCCGTGTGCTCTTAGAGGAGGACAAGTGGCAGGCAGAGAAGGATGAGCGCCAGCAACGTCTGCAGATGGAGCAGGCCGCCGCGCAGCGCAAGGCACAGGAAGGCCAGTTGATGCAGAAAATGCTACAGCAAAACGAGCAGCAGCTCGGTCAGGTGAAGATTGAGGAGGGCGCACAGTGAGCGAGATTAGCCTATTCGAGATCGTCCACCTGATCCGTCAGGAGGTCCAAAAGTCCCAGTTAGGTAAGGTATCGAAGATCACCGGACCCAAGGGAGAGAAGGGTGACAAGGGTGAGCCGGGTAAGCCCGGCGGCCAAGGCGTCAAGGGACCCATCGGCAACGACGGCAAGACCGGACCAATCGGACCCGTTGGCCCGCAGGGCCTTAAGGGCGAGGACGGTGCGAAGGGCGAGGACGGCGAGGACGGGGTGGGCATTGCCCGCGTCGAGCAGGACATTGATGGCGCTATTGTCGTCTCGCTGACCAACGGCGAGGAGTACACCATAGACATGCCCCTCGTTGACGGTCGTGCGCCCTCTGAGGTGCATTACAAGTCTGGCGGTGGTGGCGGTGGCGGGGTCATTGACCTGTCTGGCTACGTAAAGCGCCCCCTAGCGGGAATGAGGGACGGCAAGTGGCTGGCCTACAGGGAGACTTCGGGCGGCGCTAAGGAGTGGTCGCCCATCACTACCGATCTGGTGTCAACCAACAGCAGCGTGGTGTTCCGTGACTCTAAGGGGCGCTTTAAGTCTGCCAGTGATGTACCTGAGTTAAACAACCAGCTAGAAGTCAATCGATTCCTGTGGAACGCCATCGAGGGGTTGCTGGCGGAGCCAGAGGCTCCAGAGATTCCAGCAGACAGGCTTCCTATCTTTGCTGAGGACGAGCCAACAGAGTACCCATACGCAGAGGACGGAGATCCTAAAGACCTTCAGGTCGATGACCAATGGTACAAGGTTGAAGACCCCGGCTTTGATTACGACAACCCAGACCCAGAGGGTCTAGAGCTTTACATCTGGACAGAGACAGCGACAGACACATTTGAGTGGGTACTGTTTGTTGCTGAGGCGCCCGACGGCACTGTCATCATTAAGGATGAAGCCCCCGACCAAGAAGAAGACCAAGTGGGCAACGGCTCACTGTGGTTTGATAACTCCCAAGACACCATGCAGCTTTATGTTTGGCATGAGGACTCTGACGCATGGATACCTGTCGCTCCCCCTACAACGTTAGAGGGCAGGGTTGGTGCTGGTGAGGCTACGCAGCAGGCCATCATTGCACAGATCCAAGAGAGCCTCGACGACCAAGCAAAGATTGTTGCCAAGGTAGAAGAGCTTTCTGTCACTAAGGGCGCAGTTGCCCGATACACGGTCAAAGGTACAGAGATCAATGTAGCCACTAGGAATGGTGAGCTATATGTCAACAGTCCTAATGCGGTAGACGTTACCTACATTAGCTTCGCGCCATTTGACTTAAACGGACAGGCCACCAAGCCGGCAAACCCTGATGACATTGTTGAGTTTGTTGAGGCCGCAGGGGGAAGGGGCGCTGGCGAGATTACTCGCTTTAAGGTGGTCAGCGGAGACTATAACGCGCTGACGGTTGAGTACCTGTCAGGCACCAACAACTTCGAGGTAGATGAGGCTGAGGAGGTTTATGTCTACCCGCAGAATCAGTCAGGCGCGAGTCAAGAGTATGTAGATCAGGCGCTTTTATCAAAGCTAGGTAACTCAGGCACTAACCAGTTGCCTGATGACACTGACTGGAAGGTTAAGCAACACACCTCAGAAGGTAAAAACAAGACGCTGATACACAGCGTTGGTGGTCAGCTTGGCGTTTATAACCTAAAGGAGCCTGTTGAGTCGCATCATGCGGCTACCAAAGGCTATGTAGATTCTAAGTCTAGTGGCAACAGCGGCAACACCGGCAATGGTGGCATCTCTGCATCTAGGCCGCCCGGTCTTAAGTTCATGTGCAGTATCGTTAACTTGCCGAATGGGTATTTCCAGTGGTGGGTAAAGGAAAGCACGGGTAATCAGCACCTAGAGCTTGCCACTACAGATAGAGATGGCATTGCTTGGGGAACCAATACGCCGCGTGAAGACGTTCGCTATAGCGATAACGTACCTTTCACTATCTGGGAAGTAGCAGATGGTGGATGGAAAATGAGAGTAAACGGCCTTATCAGCCGGATTGATTTCCATCCCGACCACGCTCTTTGCTATGTCTCCAGCAAGACTGCCCTGAATGGAGGCAACTTCGCTAATGGGTCTGGGCCTTACTACATAACCATCTCAGGAATCTGCTGATGAGCTATTCATTCCCCAAAGACGCTAAAGAAGGCGATAAGGTCACGCTAGAGAATGGCGTGGAGTATATCTTCCACAATGACAAATCCCGCTGGGTGGTCAACTCTGTCACTGACAGCTTGGGTGCAGAGCTTGCTACGCAGGAAGATATCAAAAGACTCCAATCTGAAATTGTTGAGCTAGAAGAGGAAATCGATGCCATTGCCCCATCTGTAGAGCGCGGCACATGGACGTTTAATCTCGGTGGTGTTGTTGGAAGCAAGGGCCAGCTCACCATGTATGACGGCATGAACGGCAGTGGCTCACCCATTGGCTTGTTCACTAGCGTTCAATCGGTATGGCTTAACGAGCTAGACAACGATGGTACGCCGCATGGTTTTGCCAACGTAAACGAGGGTGACCTCATTGAGTTGTTTGTACAGGGCGAGGATGATTACGGCCTGTTTACTGTTGTTGAGGTTCATGACGAGAGTCAAGGCGCGGCCCAGTATTGGGTGATTGATGTTGAGTTTGTCAGGTCTCTCAGTGCTAGCTCTAAAGCAGACAATGCTGATGATGTCAGGGTCAAGATTATCCAGC